AGAAAGACAATGATGACATAGGAACCCCAGAGTACAAGCAGGCTATCGAGTTAATTGAGGCGATCCCCGACGGACTCTTCCCAGAGTTCGACGAAGACCCTATCGTCAAGGACAGATGGTTATCCAAGTTCGGTGAAGAGAAGCGACGACGTATGATCGAAGCAGAAAAGCAATTAGTCGAGATTGACTCCAAATATCTCGGCACCAAAGACCTGTCTGTAAAGTCGGAAATCTTGCTGAAGCGCAATGACCCTGAATGGGCGCCTCGCATCATTTACGCTGGCAACGACGCATTCAACCGTGTCACGGGCCCCGCCGTGATGGTTGCTATGGAACGACTACAGGAAACTTTGGAAGACAAGAAGAACGACCTGCACCAGCCAATACGTGTTGGGCCCGTTCAAGCTAAATTCTGCTATAAAACCGACGACGTGACCATATCGCAATTCCTCATCGATGACCCAAAACTGTCCCACGCCTATGAAGGAGATTTCTCAGCCAACGACAAAGAGCAGCGACAACGCACTGCCTTAATCGCCGACGCTTGGTTGAAGAAGATGTGCATGCCTCAATGGCTGCGCACGTTATTCCTCGAGATGCAGTCTTTCAAAGTTCAGAACCGCCGCTTTGGCGTAACATCCCAGATCCGATATCAACTGCCTACTGGCACCACCCTTACCACTTTTAGAAATTCAGTTTACAACTTGACTATGTTCGCTGTCGCTTGCGTGCGGCAACGAGTTGTGTCTAGTCGTGCGGCTATACTTGGTGATGACATTCTTGCCGTCACTGACAAACCGTTCTGTATCCATTTGTGGAAAGAGTGTGTTGACCGTTTCAGGATGCGCCTTAAGGGCAAAGCTGTCCGCCTCAACGGCGAGGCTACCTTGCTGTCCCGTCGCATTATCTACGATACGCCCATCCCCTGCATGGTTCCCCTCATCGGTAAAGCTATCGCTCGATTTAACGCTCGAGCCAACAATACTAGCATGACCGATGACACTTACATCGCAGGCAAATCGCTCTCTTATGCGTATGAATTCCGCCACGCCCCAATTCTGCGTGACGCTTTCATGCAACGCTATGAGAACGTTGATGAAGATATGCGCAAGCTGGTTGTCCTCGACGACTTGACATGGTTCACCCGCTCCAATAATAAGACCATGGCCCAGATCAAATACGATATAACACACTCTGTCACCGTTGACGAGTGGGATTTCGAATCTTGGCTAATGAACACTTATGAGATGGGTGTCAACGACCTCAAAGAACTGTTGCACATCACGGTTCTCAATCCATGTCCCGAATTGGTAGACCACCCGGCCGTTTCCAAGCTTAGCATTGACTGGTGATACAAAAACAAACAACCCCCGTGGACTTCGGTTCAGCCCTGCAAGGAAATGCAAAAAAAGAAAAAAAAA